TACTGACTTAAAAAATTTTTTTATTTTACTACGTGATGTCTAGAGATCTCTATACACCTCTCGAGCTATCTCTCAATTATTCGAATAGGTCTCTGCCCTTCTTAAGGGCGAAGTAGGATTCCAAATCTATCGGAGTGGGCAGAGGAACTAGTTGGAAAGTGAGAGTTCTATTCCAAGGGTCTTCTTCAATAAGGGATGAAGATTTTATCGGGTAATTTTCTCTAAGATGTTCTCCCAAAAGCAATCTAAATTTAGTCAGGAACCCCGGCCCTAGTTTTACATTTCTAATTCTCAGCTTAATTCCCTTTCCATCTTGAAACATGAATACGAGACGACCCTGTGGCCCCAGTAGATCCCTTCCCAGCATTTTAGCTATTTCTTTTTCAACTTCTTCTCTCATATGCTCAGATAATTTTTGAGCGTAGTTAGCTTTATTCTTATTCTTCAAAGAGCGCATGATTTTCCTTTAAATTATAAAATGATTCCCAACTTATCTTTTTAAGAACTATTTGAAATTCTACTTGATTATTAGAAAGAGATATCCTGAAGAAAGATATCTTCTCTACAGGATATTTAGGAATGAAGAAATTTCTCAATAGAGATAAATATGTCTCAGGCTCTAGAGGGGAATAATCCCTTGAGGCTAAGTCCACAATTAAAAATCCTATGGAATTAGGATAATATCTTAAATAGGGAGGGATATCGGCCCCTGTTAATGCGGCACTGTGGTTTATCAAATCTCTAAGATCTTCTTTAGTTTTTTGGTGGAACCTTTCCTCAGGTGTTTCATATCTCATAAAAACAATTCCACGTTTTCTTTAAGAGCATAGTAAGAATCCCAAGTAGGAATATTTCGCAATACTACAGCGAATCTGAAAATAGTTTCAAATCCATCCACCTGTAAAAGAGTTATATATTTCACAGGATATCGGGGAATGAAAAAATTATTTAAAATCTCTTGCCACATAGGTACTGAAACTCTTTTTGTAGGGTAGGGATTTCTTATCTCCACCATTACACTTCCATTAGCCATGCAATACATAAATAAAAAAGAATCCAGATTATTACTAACTCCCAAAATCTCGGATATCTCCTTATTTAAGATTTCACGGGATTCTTTAATCAATCTAAAATTTAGGCCATAAGAATCACTCTTAAGTACTGTCCCTATTTTCATCATTGGAATAGCTCTCCGCCTTCTTTCAAATTAAAGTAAGCGTCCCATCCAAGAGGGAGGGGATTTATTTTAAAAAATATTGCATACTTATCGCTATGGGGCTTCAGAGTTCTCTCAGATATCTCTAAAGTCACTGGATATTTAGAAATTATTTTCCGGATATTTAATAAAAAATCTTCTTCTAAACATAGTCTAAATAAAGAGCGATGGATTTCTAAAAATACAAAATTAGGTCTTATGTACCAGCCTAGATAGAAGGAGGGTTTGATTCTAAGGATTTGGCGTAAAGATATTATATCGGATACCTCGGCCTCTATTAGAGGACGTATCTCTGAATAGAATCTCTCAGCATTGCTAGCGTGATTCATTGAAATAATTCCCCCGCTTCTTTCAAATTCATATAAGAATCCCAGCTAGGAACTTTCTTTAGAAAAATGTGAAATTTAAAATAAGATAAATCTTCGTCGTAAACATTTAGAGATACCTCTGCCACAGGGTACTTGGGAATATAAAAATCTTTAACTAAATTAGCCCAGAAATGTTCGGAGTGTCTTTCCCCGCTAGTATTTTTTATAGTCAAATAGGCATAGTTCCCCCTAGGGAAACTCGTTACAGACATGAAGTTTTTATTGAGGTCAGTAATAGGGATTTTCAATACTCGCCCGACAAGGGATCTGAGCTCTATTTCTGTCTCCATTCTAAGCCTGAAGGCCAAACATTCTGTTTGAGTGTGGGTAGTCATTTAAATAAATCCTCGCCCTCTTTCAAGTTGTAATAGGCATCCCATCCCAATGGGAGATCTTTTAATTTTATAAATGCAGACCGAAATTCCTCAGGTCTTGATTTCCCTTTATTCGGAGTACTATTTTCAAAATATATTCCATCTACAGGATATTCCGGAATGAAAAAATCTTGCAATAGTTTTAAAAGATTTTCATCTCCAAGTATTTTAAATACGGACTTACGCATTCTCAACTTAGTTATCCTGCCCCAATTCCAGCTCATATAAAAATATCCCTCTCCTTCTTCCAGTTTAGGATCTTCTCCAATAACTCCCACTAGTAAGTTGTATAAGTCCTCACTACACTCTCTATTCAGCCGTTCTGAAATTTCCCTGTATTTCTTGGTACTCATTAGAATAAATCCTTACTTCCTTCCAAGGCCCGATATTGTTCAATAGACAGTCCTCCTAAATCTTTCATTTCAAGTTCGAAGGTAGACCCCGAGTAATGGCCTCCCATCCTGCTGAGGGAGGATACGTCCTTCACTCCCTCTACAAGAGGAATTACCTTACTTATAGAATGATGAAGCTGTTTTTTAAATCTGCTTAAACCTATTTTCATAGCATAGTCGTTACTCGTTCTAACTATGAATTTAGAGTTTTCATATACAGATATCACATCTAAGTAACCCCTATCGTAGTGTTTAAATTTTTTAAAAAAATCACTCCTAACCTGAGTGCCTACTAGCAATCCGAGGAGCTGGGATTCTGCCTGAAGGTTCCAATCTGTAGACATGGAATAAGAATAACCTCCCAGAATATTATTTAAATCACTCACAGAACATCTCCTTACTCCTCACTAATGCTAGATGCTCTTCTAAAGGTAACGTAGGCATGTTGAATTTAAAAGTAACCAAGTAAACTTTATTACGTATTTTAACAACATCCATATCGGGCCTTCTAGGTAGTTGGAAATATTTATCAATTTCCTCCTCCACTACCTTTATCATTTCTTTTTGTTTCACAGTGTAAGACTTAAATCTAGTTATTTGAAAAGATATATCTATGCGTTTAAAAGCAAAGTTAGATTCCTCAGTGCAATAGCAATAGGAACATCTGTGGGGATATCCTTTCTCAACTAATAAATTATTTAAAACTTTTCTAAAAGTCTGCAAAATATCCTTCATAATTTCATCATTCACTGAATAACTCCTGATTTATTCTTAAATTTAATCCCTCTGTAAGAGGTTTTTCGGTATAAACATTGAAAATAATTTCCAACACTTTAGAACTGTGGTCATAAAAACCCTCTACTCCTATTCTGGGTATGGAGTATATTTTTTCTAAAGACTTCCTCACTTTATCCTCTACTATCTTGGAAGACATTCTTTCTGACACTACTACATACTTTACCATTAAGACTTTTAGTCGAAACTGGGTAAGAAATTTTGCATCCTTATTCAAAGAATGATAATCGAATAGAAAGATATATCCAGTTTGCGTATAAGAAACTTGGAATACTTCCCTGTATATATTTTTAAAATTTTTATTAGAACTTATAATATTATTAACCTCTCTGGAGAGTAGTTCCCCAAATTCTTTAAGAGAATTTTGATCTTTCTGATAGCTATCTAATGCCTCTCTTAATTCTTTTATTTGTCTACTCATTAAATAGTTCCTTATTTTGGTAAAAATTTATGCAGGATTGTACCGGAATATTACATTGAATAATTAACCTATTACTAGTTCCCGTCATCATTAATGCTCCTATCTTTAATTCTTCCTTCTCCATAATGGCAATTCTAAACATACTGAGCTCGGCATATCTGGCCTTCACAGAGGCTTTTCTATAACCCATTACTGTATCATCTCCTCGCGTGAGTACATCTATGTCTAAAATATATTCATAGTGGTTATCGAACGTATCTCGGCCATCCTCATATTGTGTGTATATCCTTACTCTGGATACATCTACACCCGTCTCTCTAAGTAGGTTGTAGAAAAATAAAGCGGTAGGGTCTCCCATCTGACTATTCAAACAAACCTCGCTCTTTGTAAAGATTAAACCAATCTCTTATTGGCATTACACAGGTGATATCTAGTTGGTATGATAAATAGTCACTCATATTAAAGTAGGCCTTAAGATGTCTCCCTACTTTAGAATTTATTTCTTTCTCCAGAGTTTCATATAAAGAACTTCTAACCTTCAATCCCCCTTGGGGGGTGTCAGACTTGTCAGCGTATTCTATAGTAACCCAGTATATAGTTGGTTCTACATAGCTATATGGAGATTTATACAGAATCAAGCGAAGGGGTTTTACACTTCCTTCCATAACCTTTTCATTATTAGATAACATATCGAATAAGAATTTCTCTACATCATCCATGTATGTTCCGTATAGGTGTCTGTTTGCATCGTCTTTACTCATCTCTTATTACTCAAAAAGTTCTTGATGGGTCTCTAGAGATATTCTCTCCTCCATACCTTCCCCAAACACTACTATCAATCTAGGGCGGGAGTTAGGAAAGTTTCCCTCGTCCACCCAACAGGTTACAAAACTCTCCAATTTTTTATTCCACACTTTAGAAGTCGTTTTTAATATCTCTTCTTCACTTCGGCCCGTACTGGAGTAGATACAGTGTGCTGAATAAAACTTTGCCATTTCGGGAACACCTACACTTAAAAAATTCACAGAAGATATTATTACTCCCATGTGTTTTAGTTCCGAAGCATCTTCGAGAATTTTACAAAAATATTTCTCTAACTCATTCACGTTTTATTACTCAAAAAGTTCTTTGTTGTTTTTCAGCCCAATCCATTGCTCTATAGGATACCCAAGTTCAAGAGTTATATGCTGATTCCAAGGAGCGGGATCGTAATCAATTTTAAATTCCTTTCGGTAGAGATGTCTCAACGTATTTACTGCTATTTTAACTGCCTTCTTAAAGTCTACACTTTTTGTCCTATACCTTCCCGAAGTGGCCACTTGCAAGTGCAGCGTTAGGTAATAGATATATCTTCCCTCGCTTATTGAAGACACACTTCTGTCTATTGAAATCTCCTTCAGAAGCATCCCATCTCTAGAATATTTAAATTTTTCTTCTAGGTGTTTGTAAAAATATTTCTCTATCTCCGTCACTGTAAACCCTAGTCAAAAAGATTTCTACTTCTTCGCAGCTTTCTATTTATTTTCTCTTGTCTTAATATTTCTAAAAGTATCTTAACAGTAGTCCCCTTGGGATAGGACTTCTGTGAAAATTTTGCATTAGGGTCAGCGGCTTCTAACCATTTTATCGCATTTATCAACTTACTTAGTGGTAGTTTTTCTATCAGAGTTTTCTCTCCATTGGAAGAGTGCCATGTAGTTATTTCAAATTCGCTCATAAAAATAAGTCTCCGTTTTCAGAAAGCCCAATCTCCAAAGGAGTGGCTGCGTGTATTCTAAATTCAAACACATGCCGAGTAGTTCTGGGGTTTATAATGTGGTAGTTAGAAGCATTCCTACATTCGGAATCTTCCATGAAAACTATTTTATTCTTAGGCCAAGGGTGGAGGCATTCTACGATGTCGTCCCTAAGTTTCTCTCTCCTAAGAGGGTCTGTGAGTGGGCTAATAATTAAAAGGGAGACAATTAGTTTGTCCCATTCTTTCATGTCTCCTCCCATCTTATAGTCAACCGATTGCATCTTGTGGCTAGCAGTACTGGCGGTATATTTTTCTTCTAATCTCTCCATTACTTTATCTTCGTAATTTTTTAAATATTTAGAAAAAGTAATTGGAGTGTGTAAATATTTATCATCATTCATTAAAGAGTTCCTTGTTAAATAATAATCCGGCCCTGCTCGCTAGTATGGGGAATAGTATAATAGTTAGCGTACAGCACTTACTTCCTTTCAGTAGGGAATAACTTTTCTTCATACGTATACTGTCAGAAGGCCACGGTTGCAGGGCAGAGATAATATCCTCATCGTGGAAATCCAAACCAAAGGAATTATACTCTATCCAGTAATTAATATAGCAAGACTTACTAATAAAGCTTTCCTCAACGAAAGTAAGTTCTAATTTTGAGTATATTTTTTCATCTATGGTTTTCTTTAAAAAATCCAAGGCCTGAAAACTGGGATTGCAAAGGACAAAAGATACCTTCTTTTCTTGACTACTCATCGAACAATCCTTTGTTGAATAATAGTCCCCCTCTGCTTGTATCTATGGGAAGTAAAACTAAATTCAATATTAAACCCGAATGAATCCCTACCACAGAAGTTATCTGTATTAAATCTTCCGGCCAAGGATAAAAAACCTCTTCCATAAGACTTCCATAGGGAAAATTTCCGCTAGATGCCAATGTTTTCCAACTATTTTCCCTGTAGGGTTTACCGTCAGGACTTATACGCCCTATCGCATCTATTATTAAAACTATCTCGAAGTATTGAGCAGAATGGAGTTTGAAAGGCCCTACAAAATTACTTATATCTTTAGTAAAAGCATAAATTACTTCAGAACTATTTTTTCTAATCCTATAAGTTATTTCTTCACAAGGGATACTAAAGTGATCTCTCCATGGAGTTTCATCTCTTCTCACTATTATATCATTCACTGAACAACTCCTCATTCTCTAAAAGATTTATGCATCCCTCGGGTATATCTGAAAGCAGTATATTCCAGAACCTAGGGACATCGTATACTTTATCTTGCATCGAAGGAGGAATAAGGTCTGAGTGAGAATTAGTGATCCTTATATATCTCTTAGGCCAAGAGTGAAACATTTTATATAAGATATCTTGCATGTTGAAATCTTCCGGAGGTTCTCCAATTATTTCAAAAGTAAAGAAATATCCAGAGCTTCCTCCCGGCCATGATTGAATTTCATTTCCTTGCTGAAATATTTTTAAACCCAATCCTTTTGGAAGAAACTTCTCAAGTTTGGAAACTCTAAAATCGGGATGTCGTTTGTGAAAAACTTCTATCACCCATTTTAAAATATTATATTCTGTGTAATCATTCATTGAACATATCTCCAGCAAACAAGTCTCTATTCAATAGCAATAGAAAATCCTCATCTTCAATAGGGTTTAAATATATGCTACAGCTCCCAACCGTAAATTCTTTCCCGTCATCCACTCCAGAGTAAATAGGGTCGAGTCCGTTGCTCGTAGATATTCTCTTCCATGGCCCGCAATCATGGATGGCCACTGCTAAATCTACCTTAAATTGAGGGGGGATTAATAAATCCTTTGTCTCAAACATCACAACTATCTCGTAGAGACCGGAGTTTAGAGCAGGGCGCTTGCCATTAAATAGTCTAAAAAGCATATTAGGGAACCTAATTTCTAGGAAAGATTTATAATTCTTCATTAAAGTATTATCACTAATTCCTGCTTGAACCTTATAGTCGTAAAAATTTTTCATTCAAACATCTCTCTACTATCTTTCAGTCTTTTATAAATCGGATCTTTATACGCATATATAAATATCATTGCCGACCCCTCGGAACGTAACTCTCGCACACAAAGGTAGTCGAAGCATAAGCCCTGCTTTCCGTATTTTTGAAGAAATTTTTCTGAAGAGATAGCATCTATAACTACCTCATTAAAATTTAAATTCAAGGTATCTATAAAGTATCCTGATGGATATGTTTGATTGGTAGTTATAGGATCTTTATTAAAGCTCTCTATTATTTCGCTATCCGTGTATACATCTATCTCTCTCGAACTAATCCCTCCTAAAGTTCCTTCTTCGGTCTCAGTGATGGGATAGTAATGTTCTTTATGTTCCCTATCATATAGTTTGGAATAAGTTTCTCCATTAAATGTGAAGGATATCTTTTCTAAAATCATTCAAATAGTCCTTCGTTATTTTTGAGACGAATCTCTTGAGGGTTCCTATGAAACAAAACTGAAAGTATAATCACGGAAACTTCATAGGCCTTAGAGGATTCTGTTGCACACAGGTAGGGAGAGTAGCTTACCTCTCCATTTATCAGTTTTAAAAAATATTCTGATTTAGAGAATTTTACTACTTCCTCCCCAATTTGTTCGAAACCGAAAGATCCTATGGGAAAGTAGAAAATCTCGGATGAGTAGGCCATATAGTCGGAGTGTTTCATTAGGGAAGAAGGATTAACATCAATATCCCCTTTCTTAACTCCGAGAATATCCATATTTTCATTTTCATCTATGAGATAAAAATAAACTCCATCCTCAATCCAAGAAGAGTATAATTCTCCTTCATATGTAAAAGTGAGTTTCATAAAAATAACTCTTTTGAGTTACTTAAATTTCTTTTCAACAAATATTCAGCGACAGTCTTTGATGTTTTTTGAAATCGGATAGTGCAACATACTTCCCAGTGAGTTCTCTTTGTTAAAATAGCTACTCTACCTATAATCGGCATTCCTAATTCTTTAAAAATTCCTTCCATGTAATTACTCAATGACATCCTCAATTGCTTTTTCTCTTTAGAGATTTCATTGGAACTCATACTATCTTCCACATTAATGGAGTACTGGAAGCGATACGAATAAGTGGGAGATTCTGAAAGTTCCTCTTCTATAAAATCTAGAGAAGTGCTGAAAGCTCTTCTACCTAATTCAGAAACTACTTTGCTGCTAGCTCCCCAAGCCCATAAGGTCTTGCCCAATCCTTTTTCGAGACGCTCCGTTAGATATTTCTCCATAGGGATGTCTTGGAATTTTTTATTTTCTTGCACGCGTATCCCCTCCCACAAAAAACATTACTTCCACTAATCCTTTCTTCCTAAATTGAAGTATGTAAAAAGGAGAAACAGTGCCCACTAATCTAGGCCTCATTTCTTTAATAAACTTCTCTTGAGCCTCGTAAATTACATAACTAAGGTCATCATATCTGAGATCTAAGGACATCCTAAAAGGCCGTAAAAATGCACATTCTCTGCCGGATACTTTATACTTATCAGAGATTGCTATTCCCGGAGAAAAAGACATAGAAAGTGCCTGATATGGATACTCTATTGTCATAAACATCGGGCGGAATATGCCTCTATGAGGGTTTTCTCCCTCGCCCCGCTTCATGTTTTTTAATATAAAATCTTTCTGCTCTTCTTTAGAGAATCCTACATATAGGAAGTGGGAATAGTGTCTGAAGATAGCGTGCTCCTTACACATTTTCCCGTACCAGCTATTGCCAAAAGACTGAAACTTTTTAGAATCTTTCTCCACATAAAGGACGGAATGTCGTAGTTTGTGGAAAGCCCTAGGCCCTCCTTGATATCGCATAATGACCATAATTTCTCCTCCATCGGCTACATCCCTTCCCATACTGACTTCAAAACGTCACATTTTATTTCAAAAATAATTGAAACGAGAATAAATAAATACTATATATAACGCCATTCGTAAAGAGTCGAAAAGACCCATGACTCATAGCAAATGGTCGATTAAACAAAAATAGCAAACAAAATTGACGTTGCAACAATTTTCTTAGTTCCTATTGCCTTTTTCAGAATAAAACCCCAACAAATTTTTAAAATAAAATGCGTAATGTATTGACATACTCTTTTATACATATCAATATTGTCACTACTCCAATTAACATAATAATAGTATGTTTAAGAATCAATAAATATTAGATATATAAAATTTATAAGAATAGATAAAACACTAAGAATATATCCATATTATACAGACAATCATAACGCATAGCAAATGCTAAAAATCAAAAAAGCACAGAACAAATATTTTTGGTAAACCAAATATCACATATTGGAGTAGCTGGAAAATCGAGAGGAAAAATGTAAAATTTTTTTCTTTTTTCGCGTAAAACATTTTTTGGCCTTTGTTCCCAAAAAGTAACCTACTCTCAGAAAAAATTTTCACGGGCCATTGCTTTTTTAAACGGGCCTGAGATAAGGTTTCCATACACAGGGTTATTGTATTAGTAGGTCAACATGAATGGGCCACAGGGACTAATACATTGGCCCTGTGTCTAACCCTGTGGAGAACTATCGTGTCAGAAAATACACCTACTGAAGAAACTAAAAAGGCCGAAGGGCTGCATGTTACACCCACTATCTTTCTATCCAACGAAGTCCTAGCATCCCTAGATATAAAAAAATTCTCTAGAGAAAAATTCATTAATGGGCGAGGGGAGAAGAAGACGGTCATAGAACTCTCTCAGACCCTTTTAGACGACCATGGAATCCCAGTTAGGTCAGATGAAAGGCACTACCTTCAACAGGCCCTTGTTAACCTCTTATATGCTCAGAAAAGACGAAGCCTATCTAAAGACTTAGACGGCATGAACGAAATTTATTCCTTAGCTAGAAGTGTTAACCCCGTGACGGACTACAGCACAGGGGAAGTTTATTTCTTGCATAATGCCACTCACGAGCTAGTAAATATTCACGAAGAAGTTTTTATGTCGGCAAACGACATGGACACTATTCAAAGAAAAGAGTTACTGGCCCTTTCAAAATTTGTTTCTGTGGAGTTCAATCCTAATTCTAAGAAGAAGATCTATAGAAGAGAAGGGTTCGGAATGGATATCCCTGTTGTTAACTTATATGACGACCCTATTTGGATGAGATACGAACCCACTAGCTCCCAAATTCCAGAATATATAAGAGAACTCTTTGTTAATGCTTTCCCGGAGGCAGACGATAGGGAGTATGTATACAAATGGTTTTATCGCGCCGTTTGTGCGAATAAGAACGAAACTATTTTATGTCTGATCGGTTCTCAAGGTATCGGTAAAGACTTCTTAGTGAATCTTCTCGCCCATGGGGTCGGGAGTAAGTTTTATCAAAAGGCCGATCAATCTATCTTATCTGATAAATTCAACGCTCAAGTTAAATATTGCCGTCTTTTATTCTTAGATGAAGTAAAAGTAGGGGATGTTGTTGAAGAAAATAAACTTAAAGGTTTAACAAGTACGAATATTTCATATCAAGCAAAAGGACAAGATGCGACTACGATGGAGAGTTTTATCAACATCGTATTAGCAAACAACAACAAAGATGCTCTTCCAGTAAAACCGGGGGATAGAAGACTCTCAATCCCTAAACTGGGAACTACCAAACTAGAAAGACATTTCATAAATAAATACGGGCCGAATGGAAAATCAAAACTTCAAGAATTTCATAACTACCTATACCAAGGGGTAAAAGATTCAGAAGGAAATAGAAAAATAAAGCCTCACGAAGACGTGATAAATTTTTTCCACTGGCTTAAAAGTAGATACGAAGCCGATAGCAGCGCCAGAGATGGGAACACCCCTTGGCAAAAAGAATATTATCACGAGCTCACATTAAACAACATGACTGAGTGGCAGAAGAAAATGTATGAAGCCATTATTGATACGAATAACTTGCCTGTTATTTACTTAAAAGACATGAAGAAAGGTATAGATGAAGTTGGAGCTAAGACATTCCCTTCTAGTGCCAAGACGATTGAGAAATTTTTAGATACTTATTCGTATCGAGGAAGATTTAATTTAGCTCACTTGTTAAATCTAAAACAGGGGTCTAAAACTGAAAAAGTTTTAGTGCTAACGGATCAATACCTCGAAGTTTTGTATCCTGAAAATTATATAGAGATGATAGACATTAGAGATAAGATTTTGAGAGGAGAGGATTATACAAAGAATACTCAAGAGGAAGAAACGGAAGACCTTCCAATAATTGTTGAAAACGCATCGGAAGATTCAGACCACGAATTGCTCTAGGAGGATAAATGGATAATGTATTAGAATTTAATAGAAAGAAAGTTGAAGAAGTGAAGAAGCAGAGAACAACTGCTGAAAAAATAAAAGACTTAGATGGCGAAGTAAAACATATGGAACTTCAAAGAGAGATATTGAAAACTTACGGGCCCGATGTTTTTAAAGAACAGGAAGCTGACGAGAAGAAAAGGAATAAACACTACATGGGAACTATGCAAGCGATAAATGCAAAAGTTACTGAGTTAAGATTAGAGATGAAAAAACTAGCAAAGGAATTAGAATTACCATGAAGACCCAACCAAATTATTGGATCAATAATACAACTGGAAGATACTTTAAAGAGATAAAAGGTATGCCAAGAAAACTATGCCTTTCTCAAGTAGATGGAACGGCCAGTGGAATGTTAGTTTTTGATTCGGAAAATGAAGCCCACGATAAGGGATATAAAAAAACAGATAGTCTAAAAGAATTTCTAGCGAAAAAAACTTCTATAGAATTTGGGGAATGAGATGACAGATAAAATACTTATAGCTCTTTTAATTATTGATATACTTGGTTTCTTTTGGATAATCTACAGAGACCTTAAATATTTTGATAGAAATAGAGAAATGTTAAAATGGAAAGAAGGGTGGGAAAGAGGAATGCAAAAAGTCTATGAAGAGAACATAAGATCAAGCATGGACATAAAGAATTTTATAAGAAAGTGGGATAAAAAATTTACTGAAGAAAGAGAAGAAAAATAATGACCGACTTAAAAAGAAATCCAAGACCTAAGGATTTAACATTTACCCGTTACTGGGAGATATTGGTTCCTCGTCTTGAAGAACAAAATAAAGTTACTAAAGAAAATCTTTTAAAATTGAAAGTTCTGTGTGACCTGTACTCGGAATATGAAGATTTAAAAACTATTATTAAAGTAGCTGGATATACAGTAGATAATGGCGGCGGTAGGAATGGGACATTTGAGCGCCTACGTCCCGAGGTAACGCAGAAAAATAAAGTTGTAGATCAAATAAAAGCATATACCTTCGATATTTTTGGCAAAGTTTTATTTGCTGAGACTGAAGAAGAAAACGAGTTCGATTAATGAAGGCCGAAATAAAAATAACACAGACATTCACAATGACACTAGGCCATGTAGAAGGAGCTTCTTTAGAAGAGCTAAATGACAAAGCAATGAAACTTTGGGAATCAAAAAAGTTCTGTGGAGTAGATTTAAAAGAGACATTTCAAAAAGAAGATCCTAAGATAACCCATATAGGAAGCTTCTATAAGGAGCCGCAAGAAGTAGGAGAAGACGAAGACCTACTTTAATTAGTGGGGAGTCTGTGTCTAAATCTAAAAATTTTATATCTACTGATCCGAGTAGTCATAATTCTGAAAACACTTGGTTTACCCCTAAGAAAATCTTATCAGGAATCGAGGGAAGCTTCGATTTAGATCCCTGTACTGTTAGCTATCGCCCATTTGATATCGCTAGAATAAACATCGAACACGATAAGGGACAGGACGGGCTTTCGATAGATTGGAAAGAAGCTGGGAGAATATTCTGTAATCCCCCATACGGGGAGGCATTAGTACCTTTCGTAGATAAATTCATTGCTGAAAAACCCTCGGGGTTCTTTCTAATATTCGCCCGCATGGGTTCTGAACCCGTTCAAAAACTCATAGAGGCTGGAGCATATTTTTTCTTCCTTAGAAAAAGAATCGTATTTATAAGTAAAGAGGGTAAAAAAGGTTCTAATGCTGGGACTGACTCAATGCTAGTTTTCTTTGATGAGAGAGAGTTGGAAAATATTTTCATCGGAGGTTCTTTTATGACGAAGGTTGTTTCAAACACTTCAAAGGAATTGCTGTGAAAAAATTGCGCGTGCTAAGTCTTTGTGACGGGGGGTCGGGAGCCTATCTCGCTTTTAAAGAATTGGGGATTGATATAGAATATCACGCCGTAGAAATAGATAAACATGCTAGGGCCATTGCTGATTCCAACATCCCAAATATTATTAGATGGGAAAATGATGTAACTAAAATAACTAAATCAGATATAGAATTTCACGGGCCTTTTGATTGGATAACTTTCGGATCTCCATGCCAGAGCCTCTCTGTGGCAGGGAACGGAAAAGGCCTTTTAGGAAAGTCCGGAATACTCTTTAATTGCATTGATGTTCTGAATTGGTGTAGAGAAATAAATCCTGAAATAAAATTTCTAATAGAAAATGTAAAGATGAAGCAAGAGTTTCTAGATCAATTCGACATGGTAGTAGGGGATTGTAATAGAATATTAATTAACTCTTCTCTAGTTTCTGCCCAAAAGAGGGAGAGGTATTACTGGACTAACTTTAAAGTAGAGCAGCCCGAAGATACTGAAGAATTTGTATATCAAATTCTAGAGGAAGATTTTAATTCTGACCTTAAATTTAGCCCCAAAGATATTTTTAGGATAACAGAATCTAGAATATGTTGGAGTCCCACTAAAATAGGAAAAGAATCTATTCAGAATAGGGCCTATTCAGTTTACGGAAAGTCTCCCTCACTAGTTTCTGGAAATCCTAAAAATAAATGTAACATATTTCAATTCTCTCCCGAAAAACATGGAGAGATGACTCTAAAAGAATATTTAAAATCTTCCAACATCTCTGAGATGGCCATAGCTTACTCTTCTTCAACTAGAGAGAATAAGAGAATAGAGCAAAGGGCCAATTTAAATGGTAAGGCAAATACTTTAACTACCGGAGACGGATGTTGCGGGGGTCTTAAATCAGCTAACATGGTGGCCAGCTCTTTGGATAGTGAAATTATTTTTAGAAGATTAACGGTTAGAGAGTGTGCGAGACTTCAAAAATTTCCAGAATGGTATAAATTTTCTGCTAGTTCTAAAACTCAATCATACAAGTTGATCGGCAACGGTTGGTGTATTTCTGTAATATCTCATATTTTAAAATACGGACTAGGGCTTCTCAAAGCAGAAGAATTAGGAGAGGATTTACTTTAAATGAAATCTTCTTTAACTATTGACCCTCTTACACACCCATTCTGTTATTCAGGAATGGAGTACGCTCTCGAAGTACTTACGGGAGTAATACCTTCCTGTATCTACGTTAAAGGAGCTTGCGAAAGATTCTTTAGAGACATTGAGAAAAATTATTTTATCCTAGATTTAGATAGGGCCGAAAGATATTTAAGAGTCGTTCAGCGCTTTCGTCACGTAAAGGGCCGAGATTGGAAATCTGAAAATATCCATTACGAACCTTGGCAGAACTTTTGTTTTATGAACATCATGGGATGGATCGACCCTCGAACGGGGTTAAGACGATTCAGAGTGGCCCACATAGAAGTACCAAGAGGATCAGGAAAAAGTTTGTTGGCCAGTCAAGCAGTTCTTTATTTTCTTGCTTTAGATAATCCGATGGGAAATGAGATTTCCTGCGTATCTACTAAGAAAGAATCAGCGAGAATTGTTTTAGATTCAGCAATGGCAATGGCGAATAAATCTAATCAGTATCTAAAGAAGACCGGAGTAAAAGTTCTTGCCCACAAAATTATCCATAAATTTTCTAACTCCTACGCGAGAGCTTTATCATCCGATTCAAAGTCTCTTGACGGGTTAAATGATATTTTAGCAGTAATGGATGAGCTTCACGCAATTAGCCGAAAGCTATTTGATGTTATTTATTCAGGTATGAAAAAGAGAAGAGACTCTCTCATGCTATGTATTACCACTGCCGGATTTAATCAAGACGGAGTTGGATATTCACAGTCTCAATACGCGAAGAAAATAGCACTAGGTCAAGCAGAAGACGATCAGATGTTTGCTATCATTTATACAATTGATAAGGGAGATAACATTTATGACCCTATCACTTGGAGAAAAGCTAACCCTAATTTTGGAGTTTCGGTAGACCCCTTGGCCTTTGAATCTGCTGCTCTAAAATGTAAAGAGGTTCCAGCAGACCTTCCCAATTTCAAAGTAAAGAATTTAAATATTTGGCTATCGGAGGCCGATGCTTATTTTTCTATGGATAAGTGGGATGAGTGTGCTGATCCTAATTTAAGAGAAGAAGATTACCGAGGAAAAACTTGTTATGACTCTATCGACTTATCTAATAAGATCGACTTATCTGCAAAGGTAAAAGTTTTCTACGATGAGACAGATGGAAAATATGCAATTTTCCAAAAAGCTTTTATTCCTGAAGATACTTTTAAAGAATCTGAATCAGACCTTTATCAAAAAGTTTTAGATACGGAATTGTTTCTTACTCCCGGGGGAGCAATTGACTACTCCATGATTGAAGAGGAAATAAAACAAGATAACATTAATCACAAAATTGATTCTTGTTTCTTTGACCCGTGGAATGCCACTCAGATTTCTCAAAACTTAACAAAAGAAATGATAAACATGGTGGAGTATCCCCAAAGAACTTCCACCATGTCGGAACCTATGAAATCTCTCGAAGCTTTAATTAGAACAAAGAAGATAAAACATAATGGCGGGCCTTTGTTGAGATTTTGTATGGCAAACGTGGTCGCAAAAAAAGATGGGAATGAAAATGTCTTCCCTACAAAAAATTCTGATAGACTAAAGATTGACTTAGCCGTGGCACTAATCATGTCTATGGGCGGTTGGCTAGTTAGGGAGAAGACTACAGAATCCGTTTACGAGAGTCGCGGAGTAAGATCCCTTTAAAAAAATAAATCTTTACTATCTTCTAATTGAAAGTTTTTTATCTTCTCCCAATTATTTCTAGTAATCTTTAATCTTATTATGACTTGGATATGTTTAACCTTCTCTCGGGAGATCTGATCCTTGAGTATGGAAACCTTCATGGCCACTAATTTTTTTCTCTCCTCTCCTAAAAACTCTGCGAAGTAGCTCTTGATAACTTTCTTAACGAAACATATATTGAAGTCTAGGGGCTCTCTATCGGGATTGAAAAGAGGTATAGTAATTTTTGCAGAGGCCTTGCAGTTCCCCGATATACTTTCTGAAAACTCTGAGTTCATTTTCCAATGTATCGTTTCCCCTATAGCGAAGGAATAAATAAAAGGCATGTGGGCGTTAAACACTGACTGACATGCCGCATCTGTCAACATGTCCGGAACTAAATAGTTTCCATCAAAGCACACTCCAATGTGATCTTTGAATGAAACTTTATTGCAAGTGTCGTAACTCATCATAGGCTATTCCAATTTTCACTATTTACAAGTGGTCGAACTAAACTTACCCTAATTATTAAACGGGGGAAAGTATGACTAAGAAATTTTTTGAGATGACATCTAAAGAGATGAGTAAGTTCGAAATCGTAAGTAAGGATAATGGCGTTGCAGACGTATTTCTTTATGGAGAAATCGTGAGTGACTCATACGGAGGAGAATACGGAGTCTCGGAAAAAGATATTGTAAATGCGTTAAAAGGTATCCCTAGAACTGTGAGTCAAATTAACCTTCGCGTTAATTCTCCCGGGGGATCCGTATTTAGCGGAACTACAATTTATGAACTTTTAAAAAACCACCCTGCGAAAGTTACGGCCTATGTGGAAGGATTCGCCGCCTCAATCGCTTCTATCATTATTATGGCAGCCGATGAAATCGTAATGGGAGATGCCGCAGTTATTATGATCCATAAACCTTTAGTAGGAATTTATGGGAATGCTAACACACTTCAAGATATGATCGAGATCCTAGATAAGATCGAATATCAAATGATCAATATTTACAAAAAGCGCATGGATTCTTCTAAAGAAGAAATCGCTCAGATGCTCTCAAAAGAAACTTATTTTACTTCTGAAGAAGCGATCAAAGCCGGACTTGCCGATAGAATTACTTCATCAGAAGATGAATCGAGATACTTCGCAGCTTGTTTTGTAAACAACTTGAGAAATACTAAGCAGTTTAAAAATCTTCCGACACTAGAAAGCATGGAAGATATCGCGGCCAGAAACCGCAAAGCTGAACTTATGGAGTTGACGAAAGATATTTTATAGTAATTAATTAAGTAATATACACATTCGGTAAGCTCGCTAGTTGCGTAGTCTATCAATTGTAATTTGGAAATGGAAAAACAATAACATTAATTCTTGGAGGAATTAAAATGGATTTACAGGCAAAACTAGCAGAGATTAAAGCGAAGATCGAAACTTTTCAAGCAATCGAAAAACCAACTGACGCAGAAATGACAGAAGTAAAAGCACTAGCGGCTGAGTACAAAACTGTTTCTGCTAAAATTGAACTTGATAACGAACTAGCAAATGTACTTGCTATCGAAAACAAGTCTACAAGAAAAACAAGCCCAAGCGAAATGGAGAACAAAAAAGTTCTTGAAGAAAACGGCGGCTTCAAGTCTCTTGGGGAATTAATGGGTGCTGTAAAAGCACAATCTCAAGGTGGAAAAGTTGACCCACGTTTCAACAACACAATGTTTGAACGTAACGGAGAAGACGGAGGTTTCCTAGTTCCAGAAACTATGGTTACTGATATCCAAAAAGTATTAACATCTTCAGAATCTCTACTTTCTTTAACAAGAATTTTCAGAGTTTCTTCGAACAACCTTACTCTTCCAGTAGATGAGTCTACTCCGTGGACAAACGGTGTAAAAGCTTTCTGGATTGACGAAGGTGGATTGTACCAAGAATCTAAACCGAAATTTACTCAGGTATCTTTCCGTCTACATAAACTTGGGGTTCTAGTAAAAATCACTGACGAGTTACTAGAAGATAGTACTGCTCTAAGTTCATACATCAGCAATTCTGCTCCAGAAGCATTAATGCATGAAGTGAACAAGACAATTATCGAAGGTGACGGTGTTGGTAAGCCAGAAGGTATCCTAGCTTCTGCATTCACAGTAACAGTTCTGAAAGAATCGGGACAAGCTGCTGATACAATCACTGCTACTAACCTTATTAAAATGTATTCACACATGCTTCCTTCTTCAAGATCGAGAGCAGTGTGGTTAATCCACCCTTCTGTAGAAGAAGCTATCCGTCTTGTAAAAGATGACAATGATAACTACATCTACTTAACTCCGGGTTCTCAATTAAACCAATCTCCTTACGGACAACTTCTTGGTAGACCTGTAATGCCTATGATGTCTGGCCTTAACACGATTGGAGATGTTGGAGATATTATCTTCGCGGATCTGAACTATTACTGGTCAATCCTAAAAACTTCTGGAATGAAACAAGCAGTTTCTACTCACATCTACTTTGATCGTGATATCACTGCTTGGAAATTTACACTAAGAATCGACGGGAAAGTTCCTTTCAAGAAGCCAGTGGTTTCTGAAAAAGGTAACTACGCAATGTCAGCATTCGTAGTGCTAGAAGCTAGATAATATCTAGAAAGAAAAAAAAAGATCACTCCTAGCTCTTCGGAGCTAGGATTTTTTAAAGAAGAACTTAACAAACTAAATTGGAGAATAATATGGAAGGATTTTTTGGAGAGAAATACCACGTATCAACTGAAGCTGGAGATTTAAACACTCCTTTCGTTGGTAAAAGACTTGATATGAAGAAAGTTGAAAGACTTACTGCAATCATCAACGTAACCGGGGGGATCGCTGCTACAGTTACTCTTGCCCTTAGACAACATAAACTTGCTTCTGGTGGAGATTCTAAAGCTCTTCCATACAAAGGAAAATATTTCTACAAGCTAGCTGCTGATGCAGCTTACACGCAAGTAGAAGTAGAAGGTGACGGAGTTGCATCTATCGACCTATCGGCAATTTTCGCATCAGCTTCGGGGACAATCATCCTAGAAACTATGCAAGAGTTTCTTGATGTTGATAACAACTTCAGATTCGTATCTCTAGAGCCAGTTGATGCTACTGTAGCTTCAGCAGTGGCGATTACATATGTCGGCGATGCTAAGTTCAAGCCGGGATATGCTTCAGCAATGTAATTAAAGACCCTAACGGGAATACAAACTAAGGGCCACTAGATGGCCCTTTTTATTATGGAGAAACCAAATGAATAAAAAAGAAGAAGCATCAGGCGTTAAAATGTTTTTTACGGAAAGAATTAGATACCCTCTTCACGAAGATATCTATGCTGAAGCAGGGTCACAAAGAATTGTTGACGAGAAACTTGTTCAGAGAATGTTGAAGAGAGGGGCGAGAGTTGTCGATGAGGCTTTTAAGGCCGAAGAGAAAGAAGTAGTTCCAGAAGGAGATACTATTACTACTCCAGAAACAGACCCAAATGCCGCACCACTAGATAAAACTCTTGATGACGATGGAGCTGACCTTCTAGGTTCTGAAGAAGGAAAAAAAGAAGATCCAAAGAAAGATGGCAAAAAAGATGCTAAAAATGATGGCAAAAAAGATGCTAAGAAGCACTAGTATTTCGATTTAAAAAAGAGGGGTTGGATTCAATTGCCAATCCCTCTTCTTAATTAGAGAATATTCTTTAATTACCTAATAGAGAGATGCTAATGCGATATAATCCCTTTCCATACCTAGCGAATTTAATCCGTACCTCTTTACCTTCTCATGGAAGGACATTCTTCTATTCAGCAGGAACAAACGTCAATCCGCACACGGCCCCCAAAGCCTCAGCTTATTATAGAGGTGTCACATACATCTCCACTCAAATTGCAAAACTTCCGATTCATATTAAGGATCGACAAAATAATATCCAATGGGATAACGCGATATATTTTCTATTAAATGTTCGCCCAAATCCCGAGACAAACGCTTTTAAATTTAAAAATTATTTAATTCAAAGCGCGATTAACTGGGGAAATGGTTACGCGGAAATTGAGAGAGATATTTACGGAAGGCCAAAGGCCCTATGGCAAATTGAACCTCAAAGAGTGACTCCAATGAGAACTCCTTCTGGAGAACTTTACTACATGGTTTCCGGCAATGAGTCTGGAAGCATAGTTTATTTATTGCCAAAAGATATTTTAATCATCGCCAATATTTATACTGAAGATGGGATCCATGGAGTTCCCACAGTTACTCATGCTTCAGAGGCTTTGGGGATTGCTTTAGGTGCCGAGAGGTTCGCTAACTCTCTTTATGCCAACGGAGCATTGCCCTCAGGAGTTTTAAGACATCCTAAGGCCCTTTCTGATGCTGCCTACGCAAGATTAAAACAATCTTGGGATGAGCAAATGACGGGAAAGAAAACAGGCGGGACAGTTATCCTTGAAGAAGGCGCTGAATACATGCCAGTAACTCACTCTCCCGCAGTACTTCAGTTTATTGAAACAAGAAAATTCTCAGTCCCAGAGATTGCAAGATTTTTAGGTGTACCTCCTATTAAACTATTTGATATGGACTCCGCTAAATACGGAAACATGGAACAAGTTCACTTAGAAGTGGCCACAGATATCTTAGATGTATGGTCTATAAACTTCGAAGGCGAAATTGATATTAAATTATTGGCCGATCAAAGATTCTATAGAGCGGATATTGACCTTTACTCAGTATTCCGTGGAGACATGTCTACGAGGTCTACTTACTTCCAGAAAATGATGCAATCAGCGGCACTGACTCCGAATGAGATTAGAGAAAAAGAAGGCCTAGCTCCATTCAAAGGCGGCGACAGATATTTCTTAGCTACGAACAACTTCACTCCTCTAGATAGAGTTGATGAAGTTCTAGACAGTCAGATTAAAAGTAGTGAAGAACCCAAGACTCCAGCAGAAGAAACTCCACAGGATGCTGGGACAGGAGATGCAGAAGTAGATGCCATCTTAAATTCTTTGATGAAAAAACATGAGATGAAGAAGGAAAAATAACTGTGGATAAAAAGTTATTAGTACTAGTTCATCTTTTAGTAAAGGATGCGCTGGCCGAGATAAAACTACCAGAAGGGCCTCAAGGACTTCAAGGGAAGCGAGGACAAAAAGGACTCGACGGAAACGACTTTAATTTAGAAGACCATAAAGAAGCAATACTTTCTTACGTAAAAGAAAATTATAAATTAGAATTATCGGAAGAAATTTTGGAGTCTTTAAAAGGCAAGGATGGAAAGTCCGTATCTTTTTTAGACGTGATCCCCACTCTTGAGGAATCCCTACATGCCCGCATAGAGGAGATTAGACCTTCTCTTAAATTGAAATTCTCGGATCTCACTCCAGAAGAAGTGGAGTTTTTAAAAGGGAAAGATGGGAGAGAGGGGAAGAAGGGAGATGCTGGAAAAGATTTCTCTTTTGAAGAAAATAAAGAATCCCTAGAGAATCTTATAATCTCACATGTAGACTCTATAAGAGAAAATCTAAAATTAAAAATATCAGACCTTAGCGAATCCGAGATAAGCGACCTTCGCGGTGCCCCGGGCCCTAGTGGGAAGAATGGAAAAGACTTCTCATTTGAAGAAAATAGAGACGCGATTAAAGAGCTCGTAAATTCATATGTAGAATCTATAAAAGGATTTCTTAAATTAAAAATATCTGATCTAAGCGAATCCGAAAGAAGCGAACTTAGGGGAGATATTGGCCCTAGTGGGAAGAATGGAAAAGACTTTTCTTTCGAAGATAGTAAAAAGGAAATTGAGGAGCTCCTCGATTCCGTAATACTTTCAAGAAGGGATTTATTTAAATTGAAGTTTTCGGATTTAACTCCGGAAGAAGTTCTCTCTCTTAAAGGAGAAAAAGGATCTGACGGGAAGGATGGATTTAGTTTTCTCTTTGAAGAGCATGAAGAAGCAATAACAAATAAAATCGTAAGCCATATTTTAGATATCAAAGATTCTTTAAAGTTAAAGAAAGAAGATATGGAAGAATCGGATTGGGAAAATATCCGAGGGCAGACAGGTCGTGCGGGGAAAGACGGAATTAATTTCGATTTCGACTTGGAAAAAGAAAACATTAAAAATGTTCTCATTGAAAATAGAAAGAATTTTATTCTTTCACTTTCTGAACTTACGGAACAAGAATTTAACTCCCTAAAATTTAAATTCGAAGACTTCACTCCCGAGGAAATTGAAATCCTAAAAGGAAAAGACGGGGCCAGAGGGCAGAAAGGAAGAAGAGGACTAAAGGGAGACCCGGGAGAAATTGGTAACAACGGAAAAGATGGGGCCACTTGGCATTCAGGAGAAGGACTTCCTGAAATAACCGCCAAGGATGGCGATTTTTATTTTGATGTTAAATTTTCCGATATCTATTTCTATTCTGGAGATAAGTGGAATTATATTTCCAACATCCGTGGAATGATGGGGCCTATTGGGCCTACAGGCGGAAAGGGAAGAGACGGTATTAATGGCCTAGACGGATATAACGGCAAAGATGCTCCTGTGATGACAGGCGTGGAAGTGTTGGAAGACCCTTGGGATAAAAATTATTATTATTTTGTATTCACATTTTCAGATAGCTCTACTTTAAAAAGTAACAGCTTCAAACTTCCGGCTGCTCTACAGAATATTTATTATTCTGGAGGAGGAATCTCTGGAGGCGGGGGAGGGGGAAAAGGGAAATTAGAAATCCTAGACGAAGATGAAAGTCTCGGGGAAACTAATAAACTTAAATTCATAGGAAATGGAGTAGACATATACAAAGATGGAGACATCATTGTTGTGAACATTCCGGGCCAAGATCAAAACACTACTGACCTCATAGTTCAAAAAGATGGGGAAGAAATTGTTGTAACTAATACTCTAGATTTCATCGGAGACGGAGTAAGCGTTACCCATGAAAATGGGAAAGCAATTGTAGAAGTATTATCTATTCCGGGGAGCGGGGATTTAAATATCCAAGATGAAGGAGTAGAAGTAGCCCAGAATGTAAAAAACTTAAATTTCATTGGGCCAAACGTAGTCGCTAGATTGAGAGTTCCCATATCAGAATGGAATACTTTAAGCGAAGTAGAGCCGAGTATTGGAAGGTATTTAGGAAATAATCCGGGAGACACTGTAGATGTCTATATCGAATTACCGGACTCATCCCTTCTTCAAAATATTGATTGCCTCCCAGATGTTGAGGTAGGAAATTTTGTAATTATTGATGAATGGGATATTGCTAGAAATGCTATGGCCAACAGTTACTTAACTTCAAATGTTATTGGATTGGTAGAAAGTAAATCAGCAAATACTAAGTGCCACATAAGGGTGGGAGGATTGAGTAAATCTATCTATCAAAATTTAAACCCGGAACTAGATTACTACTTAAGTGATGTAGATGCTGGGAAAATATCTGCTACAGTCCCTACTACATCCGGACATATAAAATTAAAATTAGGTCAGTCATTTGGAACTAGAAGATTTTTATTCCAAAAAGGCGAAAGAGTGGTGAGGGCGTGACAAAGAATTTTGAATATACTGACATTGATGGGATAAAGAAAGAAGCCGCAGCTTTCGTAGCTTCTGAATTTGTTTCAGTGGCAAGCCCTTTTTCTCCAGTAATGACAGGTCTTGATGGAAGATTAAATGAATCTTTAATGCCCCTGACTCCTGTAGCAAAAGCGTCTAGTTTAGTAATAAGAAGGAAGGCCCAAGTTCCCATATTGAGAGGGGACTTAGTTAGGGCCTCTATACCTAGTTATGTTACGATTGCTGACTCCAACATAGATTCTGTTTCATCTAGAGTTTTAGGAATAGCTCTAGAGGACTCTGACGTAGATGGGGAGTTGGAAATTCTTTTATTAGGAACAATGATAGACCCCATTTTCTCGGGATTTCTTCCGGATGATGTTTTATTTTTGGATGAGCAAGGGGGAGTAACTAACGAAAGACCCACTCTCCCTTCTAGAAAATATTTAACAATCGTCGGGAAGGCATTAGGGGGAAATGAGATATTAATACAAATAGAAACAGCTAAGACATTAGGAGCCTAGACATGACATCGACGAAGAGAAGAAGTAAGGAAGTAGAAAAGAAAGAAATTAAAGTGGATAATACTTCTCCAGTAATAGAAGAATCTACTTCGAAATTTTTAGAGCCTAACGATCTTAGGTTTTTAGAGACGCTTGGAAGAGACGTAGAAAATTCAAAATTGCTAATGGCCCTTGAAGAACAATCTCTGACAAATATGTCATTGCAGTTAGAAAATTTACAACTTAAAATAGAAAAGCAAAGGCATGTGATAGCTTCAAGATCTCAAGGATATGAGGCATCCAAAGGAAAATTTATCTCTTTTAAAAAAGAGATATGGCCTAAGTACGGTTTAAGTGAAGAAGCTAGAATGGGATACGATCCGATCTCTGGAGAGATCAAATAAAATATAGATAAGCAATGGAGGCTTTGATATGGATTTGAAATTAATTTACGTTAACAGTGATGGACTAGATACAGAACATTCCGAATCAGCAGATAGTGTGAAATTTCTTTCATATAAAACTGCCAATAAAGAATTAACTGATGCTAAATTAAATCATTTAATCGACGGAGCTGATGCTGCTGATGAGCACATTCATGATGCTAGATACTATCGTGAGAACGAACATATCAACACTAGCGCTGGTGCTGGAGATGCGGCGAAGCCCGTCATAACCGGAGCCGCTGGTAAACTTGATACTAGTTTTATCGACGTTGCTACGCTAAATCCTCTTCTCGATCACGGAAATCTATTGGGCCTAAGTGACGACGACCATTTACAATACCTAAGAACAGATGGGACTAGAGACCTTACGGGAGTTCAAAAATATTCCGTCCACCCTTCATTTACAGATGACAAACAACTTGTAGATAAAAAATACGTTGATGATATTATCCTTCGCAGTGAGTGGTATCCCTTCAGTGCTATAGATTTTATTACCAACAATACATTAACTCCCCCTGTCGCAGTTACGGGAGATGTTTACGTACTAAGTGCAGCGGGTGGAACCCCTTCTGCTGGATGGAATGGAGCTGCCGCTGGGGACATCGTAAGATATGATGGATCTACATGGGTTAAAACTACCCCTAGTACTGGGACAAAAATAACTGTAGATGATGAGACAGACGTTGCTTATTATTTCTTTGGAGGAACTACATGGACTCCTAAATATACTGAAGTTTCTACGGTCTCTAATGGTTTGATAAAGGTTGGGTTCGATATCCAAATTGACCCTAACTCTGCTGGACAAGGTTTGGGTTTTACTGCTGGAGTATTTGACGTAAAGGTGGATAACTCTTCAATTGAAATCAATGCTGACACCCTACGAGTGAAATCTCTAGGTATCAAAGATACTATGATTGATTTTGGAACGGGAGCAGGACAAGTATCAGCGGTGGATGTTCCTATAGCAGATGCAGGAAATTATATCCCGTCTCCTAAAAACGTAGAGAATGCTATTCAATACCTAGCTAAAGAAATATCTGAAAATGGAAATGAATATACTTCAGCAGGAGTTACGAAAGGAGACCTACTTTTTGTTTCAGCAAATGATGTTGCCGCTAGATACGCAACACTTACCAACAACACACACTGTATTGGATTGGCAGCTAGCACAGTAGGAGTTTCATCTCCTGTGACTGTATTAGCAGATGATACAGTTTTAAAAGGAGTGTTGGCCGGAGCTGTAGCGGGGACTCCTTACTACTGGAATGGAACTACTCTAGTAACTGCTATCCCTACTACATCTGGATTTAATGTCTGGAGAGTTGGAGTAGCAAAAAACGCGACAGACCTTCATGTGGAAATTGTTCACGTTAAGAAAAACGCTTAACAGGTAAACATTATGAGCATTTTAAAAGTATTGTTGGGAGAAAGAGACGGGGTGGAATACGACACCCCTACTGAGATCAACTTGGCTGAAGCAATTGTTTTGGCCGGAGTTAATGCTCTTAAGTATTATCACTCTTCGTCGAGTACTAATGTAACCATAAACACTACTACTTTTACTTCCGACTCATTAAGTTTTACTCCGGAAGCTGGAACATACTTAGCGATATATAGTGCTGAGACTTCTCACGCCGTTTCAGGAGTTGATAATAGAGGGGAAGTCGCTATTCAAGTAGCTGGATCTACCGTTGCAAATTCTACGAGAGAGTTTGGAATGACGATGGCGGGAATTTCCCTCGCTTCTTCGGCAGCTAGAGCGACCCCAGTATCCGTTTGCGTGTTAACTGTGAATGGCTCTCAACTAGTGCGATCTGTAGTTAGAGAAGTAACAGGGTCTAATATTACAGTAGGAAGCAGATCACTTACATTAATTAGAATTGGAGTTTAAATGTTAGTAACATTGGCAGAATTAAAAGCTTATTTGGGAATAGTAACAACAGATTATGATGCTTTTCTAACGGAGCAGATAAAACTAGTTTCAGAAGCTATCGAGATGTATTGCAATCGTTCTCTTATGAAAAGAAAATTTAAGCAAACTTTTTATAGAGAAGATACTGGCTACGTGAATCTACCGATGGCCCAGCTAATGTTGTATCACTATCCTATTATCTCTATCGACTCCATTACTAGCGTAACTTCTAGTGGTAGTAATATTATAAATTTAAATTCCTTTAAAATACATAAGCCCACGGCCATCATTAGAAACAAAAGAGATTTCTTTAATCTTTTTTGCGGAGACATGGAAGTTATTTTTACAGCGGGATACGACCCGATGCCAGAAGTTGTTAAGAACGCTGTGTATTCTCTAGTGGGAGAAGCTTATAATAAAAAGAAAAGCGGAATTGATTTAAGTTTCGGGTCAGATGTTCAAAGCATAAGTATTCCCGGGGTAATTAATATTGCCTACGACTACACTCTAGAAAATAACGATTCTGATTCTACATTTGGAGTTCTGTTAGGAAACTATAGAAACTCTCTAGACTACCTAAGAAGTGAAAGAACTGTCTTAGGGTCTAGTCAACTGGAGTACATTGAAGATGCTATCTAATGCGTTTAATTACTTAGTAAATTTTACCGGAAGAATAGTAACTCTACGAAGAGGGGCTAATTCCTATAACTTTAAAATGGCCAAGTCTAATTACAATAGAAACTTGGAAACAGTTTCTTATACAGTAACTAAGGGTAGAGAGTATGTTACATCTCTCGCGGCTTTGCAAGAAGTGGGACTCACTGAAATTAAGATAAAAGATACAGTAACCATAAATGGAGATGTTTTATCCATCGTGGAAGTAAATGAAATGGTGGACGTTGGCGGGGCCATAATGGGTTTCAGAGTAAGGACTAATTAATGGGATTAAGAATTACCGGAATCACATATGAAGAGCTCGGAGGAAGGGAGAGAGGAACTACTCAAGATTTTAACGGCATCTCAAAAAGAACTCAGGGCCCGAGGAAAATAAAATCTTCCATCGAAATGGGAGAATCCACATATGAAGAGTTATATGAATTTTCTCAACAGGTGGGAGCTGACTCGGCTATCACGGCTTTGTTAGAAGAACAAAATAAATATGACTTCGACAAGAATCCAAACGTAGTAGTAAATAATAAATACGCTACTGAGAAAGATTTCATAAAAGTAGATCCCTTAAGAGGGAAGATCGAAATTGTAGCGAGGGCCGGGCTAGGAGATTCTTTTCTAACTATTTTTGACGCTCTACAATCTAATGCCAGAGTTGCTAGTGGGAGAGTCAGAGATTCTTTATGGGTTGTAAAAAATCGCACAAACGTAATTGCCAGAAATAGAGTTGATTTAGAAAATTGGATAAAAAATGCCCCTGAAGTAAAAGGCCGAGATACCTATTCTTTTGTGTTCACTGCGCCATACGCATATCGTTTGGAACTGGATGGAATATCTGCTGGGAGGCATGAACCTAAGACCCGTGACTCCAAAAAGAAAGTCCCCAAAGGAACTAAAAAAGATGTTGTCCGTAGAGCGAATGGGGCGGTCTTTGTTTCTATGAGAAAAGTAAAAAGTTTGTTGAAGGGAAATGTTTTCGTTTCTCAAAGTATACTTACTGGTGGAGAATTAGGACTAACATCTCCTGCCAAAGGTTCGGGGGTTGGGAGAATAAGACAAAGGGGAAAGAACTCTGGAATGCCTTATGTCTACCCCTGCCTAAATATTTTTATTCCAGTAGACGATGCTTTAGTGCAGTAAGGGAAATATGAGTTCATTAACAGTTAGGACATTATTAAAAGACTTTATTGCCACGAAACTTCCCGCTGAAGTTCTCATTGATCTTTCTGATGAAGTCGGAGAATTTCAAGAATTGGTAGAAGCAGCGGGACTAGAGTACACCGTGGATAAATGGCTCGGTATTGATTTTATAGGATTCGATGAGTATCCTGTAGACATATTGGCCACGAATACGACAGGGTGTTATAGGGAAGATGGGACAGTCATGCTCTTTATTGTAGAGCCAATGAACTCGACAGGATCCCCTAGAGACAAGATACTTATCAGGGCAGAAAGTATTATGAACGCATTTAGAGGAGAGAGAATTTCTAGTTTAATCATCCACAGAATTTCTCCGGCCAATTTCAAAGCGGAGTCTAATGTGAGTTTCGAAGGGGGATATACCTCGGCGATGATTTCAATAGATTTTCATAACGATAAAAATTTATAATTTATATAATAGTTCAAGGAGGACGTTATTAGCTCATCAAATTTAGTTAAAGTTACACTTATCGAGGAAGACACTCTCGGCGTTACTCCTCTAACAGGAGATTTCGATACTGTCAGATTTACATCTGAATCTTTATCAGGAACTCCAGACACAACACAATCACAACAGATCAGAGTTGACCGCATGTCTTCTGGAAATATCGTTACTGGTTTAACGGTAGAAGGAGATGTAGGTTTTGAAGTTGCGAAAGATCCTGTCTTAGAAAAACTTATGGCCTCTGCCATGTTCAACGATTGGGATACTAAAGCGCCTCAGACCGGAGAGTATACAATCAATGCTGCCACTAAAACTTTACAAGTCGCTGGAGATGACTTTGAAGATTTAGATTTAAAGGTAGGGGACTTTGTAACCCTTTCGTCATTTGATACAGCGGCCAACAATGTTAAGGGACAAATCATCGAGATTGTTTCTAACGTAGCTATTAGAATTGCCACTAAAAATCTTTTAGTAAATGAGACGAAAATTGGAGCTGTGGTTAAAAGAGCAGACAGGCTGGAAATTGGAACTGCTGTAAAATCTTTTTCTATGGAAAAGAATTTTATCAGTCTTACAAATAAGGCCACGATTTACAAAGGGATGATTGTTAATTCAATGAACCTTAACGTAAATTACGGAGAAATTCTAAACGGAACTTTCTCTTTAATGGGTACGGAACACCTTGTTGCTGATACGGCAGGAGAGTTAATTACGAACGGTAGAGTGGTTAATGACCCTGCTACTACTAACTCTTTGAACGGCTCAATTGATATGCCGATTCTTATTACTTCAGCTCTGGGAGCTTTGGATAAGAATAACTTTTGTATTCAATCTCTAGACTTAACTCTGAACAATAACCTTCAAGCGCAGAATTGTATCGGAAGAGCTGCTCCACTTAATTACACTCCGGGAACGGCAGAGATTGAAATTAATTTAAGCACGTATTTAGATAACGTGAACTGGCCAATCCTAGAGAAGAAACTTTCTCAAGAGCCATTCTCAATTGGCTTCGTAGTAGAAAACTTCGAAGGATTTTATGGATTTTTCTTACCCGCTATTCAGGTAAGTTTTCCAGACCCAAGTTCAGCGGGAGCTAACCAAGAAGTTTCTCTTGAAATGTCAGGTTCAGCACGCGTCGGGTTAAATGGGGAATCAGCATTAGTTGTTTATAGAGGTTAGTGTCGGAAGGTTTTATAGGCTTCCTTTCGACTCTCCTTCATTGTGGGGCCAGTAGAAATACTGGCCTTTCTATTTTTAATCAGAGTACAATTTCAAAACAATCACAGGAGGATACTTATGAAAACAAACCTAGACAACTTCGTTCTTACTGACCCCAAATTAGAATCTGATGGAATTGATTTCGCATATGGAGCGGTAACATTTCGAGTGAGAAGATTCGGCGGAAAGAATCCAAAACTTAAGGCAGCTCATTTAAAATATTTTAAACCCAATGCTAGAGCAATCGACATGGGAGTTCTAGACGACGAGATCGGAGAAGATATCACAATCAAAGCTTTTATCGAAGCTTGCTTAGTTGATTGGGAAGGGCTTTTAGATGAAAACCAAAAACCTATTCCATGCACATTCGATAATGCTTTTCAATTTTTCAAAGCAAGAACTTCCCTGTTTAGTGTTTTAATGGATTATTCAAAAGACCATAAAAACTTCATCAAAGAAGAGTTCTACTCTCCCGAGTCAACGGGAAACTAATAGCCGCCCATTTGAGGTGGCTATTAGAAAATAAAAAATCTCTGGAGAATGGCCACTACTACGAAAGGGTGGCCAGCGGGATGAGGGTAGACGACGAGCCCTTTAATCCAACAGAGTTTTGCGAAGTTTATTATGACGCATATAGGGAACTGGCCAGTTGTATTCAGTTTGAGGGCGGGCCAATTCCTTTTACATCGGTTTTCGAATACTTTAGAATTTATAGTATTGAAGGAAGTTTTGACGACTTTCTCTATATCATAAGAGTGATGGAGAAAGTATTTTTCGATTTCGAAGAAGAAAAGAGAGCCGCTAAAGCTAAGGAAGACAATGCGAAATTCGGTAAGAAAAATAACAATCCAGTTCGCCGCCCAAAATGAAAAACTTCTTGAAAATCTCAAGGCCGGTTTTAAAGGAATGGGACAGGAGTTAGAGAAGACAAATAAAACTTTGAACGGTTTTCAGTCTACTCTTTCTGGGATCCAAAAAATTTTGGGAGCTTCTGTATTGGGAGTGGGTATCGCCTCGCTTACTAACTTAGCCGACTCTTATCAAAAGCTCGGGGACAGGATTACGGTCTTCGAAGGGTCTCAAGAAAGAGCTGCTACCACTCTAGAAAATATTTCTCGCGTTGCTGATAGAACTAAGTCTTCTATTCAGGATGTTGCAACAGTCTATACGAGACTTGCACTATCCCTAAAAGAAACTGGGATTACTTCACAATCTCTTTTATTTTTAACAGAACAATTACAAAACTCTTTTAGACTTTCGGGTTCCACTGCGGCGGAGGCAACAGCGGCAGTTGTTCAGCTCTCTCAAGGTTTAGCTTCTGGACAGTTAAGAGGGCAGGAATTGAGATCAGTGCTAGAGCAGAACGCCGTGTTCGGGGGACTACTTGCAGAACAGTTAGGTAAGTCTCGTGGAGAACTTTTAAAATATTCTGAAGCAATTGGCGGGATTAAAGCTAAAGACGTTATTGAAGCTATTTTAAATGGATCTGAAAAATTGAATAAAGAATCTCAACTTCTGGGAGCTACTTTTTCCGAGACTACTCAAAAAGGATTAAACCAATTTACAAGAGCTCTGGGAGAGATGAATAGTCAGCTCGGAGGGAGTGCTGCTTACGCTACGGGCATGAATCTTCTTATTGATAATTTAAAATTATTATCCGCTGTTGCAATAGGACTAGCTGTTACGGCTTTGCCAGCATTAATAACTCAATTGGAATTAATGGGAGCCGCTTTCTTATTGAACCCCGTCACTGGCATTATCGCAGGACTTGTGGCCGGAATCACTTACGCTATTTTAGAGACAGATAGATTCGTAGGTAAGATGCTCCAATTGAGAGCTGTCATAAGAGAGTTCGCCGCAAGAGCGGTAACAGATATTTTAGAGTTCGCCCAAGCAATAGGAAATCTATTAAGCTTCATGGGGAAGGAAAATAGATTCAATGAATTTTTTGACGACATAATTGCCTCTTCTAAAATGATGGCCCAAGAGGCTAAGAAGGATTTTAAAGATCTTGAAAATTCTTACGAGCAAAATGAAAAAGCTAGAGCGGCCATCGCTAATTTGGGAGTGACAACTTTCCAACAACAACAGGCAGCCCTTAGAAAAGAGTTAGAAAAAACTCTTAAGTTTGGAAATAACACCAAGGCCTCAAGTACAAAACAATTGCTAGATCAATTAAACCAATCTTTTAACGATGGAAAGATTGACGTAGCAGCTTACAACATAGAACTGTTGAGGCTTACAGATATCATCTCTGATAAGAAGGGAACTGTTGCCAAATTTAAAATGATGTCAGACGTAGTAGAAGGAAATTTACAAAGGGCCTTTGAATACGGATTGATAAGTTTAAAAGAATACACTGCGGCTCTTGAAGCATTTCAAATTGGAAAACTGGAAGAAGGTTTCAATAAAGGATATATCAGCGCTGCTAAATACCACGAAGAAATAATTCAGATTTCAAATGAGTTTCTTCCGGGAAGCGCTCTTTACACTGGAGTAAATAATTATTTAATTTCTATTGGAACAGTATCTTCTAACGTAGCAGGGGCAATTGAGAAAACATTTACTGGTCTTGAAGATAAACTTTTAGAGTTTATGAAAACTGGAAAAGCTTCTTTCAAGGATTTTGCTTATACGATTATTGAAGACATCAATAGAATTATTTTAAGAGCGATGATTATCCAGCCTATTGCCAATGGGATTTTAGGGGCAATAGGAAATACAGGAGTCGATAACGGGGCATCCGGATTAGGTGCAAATTTTTCTGAAGGAGGCTTTGCTAAGGGCGGAGCATTCAATAAAGGAACACAATTCTTCGCTAATGGCGGGATTGTAAACCGTGCTACTTCTTTTGGAATGTCTAACGGAGGAATGGGAGTCATGGGCGAAGCTGGCCCAGAGGCAATTCTTCCGCTGGAAAGAGGTTCCGGAGGAAAACTTGGAGTAAGCGCATCTCAGACTCCTGTAATCATAAACGTAATAAATAATTCAGATGCTCAGGTTACTCAGTCGGAAACTACTGGCCCGAGCGGAGAGAAGCAAATTCAACTTTTAATTCAATCTACTGTTAGAGACGGGATTTCCTCGGGGACTTTTGATAAGGCCCTTAATCGAAGTTTTAATCTAAACAGAAGGGGTTCATAATGCCTGTAGAGTGGCCAATATTTTTGCAAGAGTTCATTAACGCCGCAGGATTTTCTATGGCGATAGGGGATACTGTTTTAAGAACTGAAATGGACGTGGGCCCTGCAAAACTTAGAAGAAGATTCACACACTCCATTGATGAATATCAAACTGCTATTACAGTTTATCAAGACACTATGGATTCTTTTATGAATTTTTTTAAGACATCTTTGAATGGAGGGGTAACTCCATTTTATTTTATAGATCCCATTTTTGGTACAGAACAAGTTTTTAGGTTTGTTGGAACTCCCAAAGTAGTTCCTAATGGAACTGCTGGCTGGTTCGATATCTCTATGACTTGGGAGAAGATCGAATAATGGCAAACGTACTAACTCCAGAACTTAGGGCCCAGCTTTATTATCAAGAATCTTCAGATCCTTTTTTAACTCTTATAACATTAAGTGACCCACTATTCGGTGATATTCGAATGGTAAATAACTCTAGAAATATTATTTCTAGAGGAGATGAATATCAAGCCTACCCTTTTAAATTCACTCCCCCTGTTGATGATGGGGAATCCGCTAGGACAGTTAAGATTGAATTAGACAATACTTCTTTGGAACTGATGAATGAAATAAGAACTGCCACTCGTCCTATTGCTCTTAAAATAGAAATGATTTTAGCAAGCAGGCCGGATGAAGTTCAAATATCTTTAGAAGAACTTCTTATTAGAAATGTCTCTTATGATAAGAATAAAATAACTGCTACTGTGGCCATGGATGGATTCCTGCAAATTGCCATGGATGCTGAGAAATATACCCCCAGCGTATACCCGGGCCTATTCTAATGGCCTGCAAATTTTTAGATTTAATTGGGACTCCCTATGTCATAAAAGATTGCTGGGCGATTGTTGTCGAATTTTACTCCCTAGAATTAAACATTGAGTTAAAACATTATTATAGCGAAGTTCCAAACGATAGAGACATTGCGAATAGTCTTATTTATTCTAGTATGGGAGACTTTGATAAAGTAGAAAGGCCGGAGTATGGCGACATTATTCTAATGAAATTTAGAGGAGTGGAATCTCATATCGGAGTTTATTTAGGTAACGGCAAAATGCTCCATACGACCCAATCTACGGATTGCGTAGTAGAGAGTCTTGTACGTTGGGAAAAACTAGTAACAGGATTCTATAGGGTAAAGAGCCATGATAAAGTTTAGATTAAGTTCTATGGCCCATGAGTTAGATGGGAAACAATATTTCATAAGCGAAGTTAAAGTTCTTTCTCACGTTGTAGAGGACGTTCTCTTTGAAGAAAATCTTTTAGATTGCAAAGACATTTTTCACGTCCTCGTAGACGGAGAAATCATAGATCCTTCTATGTGGGATCACACGGCCATTGTCCCCGATTCAAATGTTTTAATCTCTCCTAAAATTCAGGGAGGAACTTTCGGACAGGTCTTTAAACAAGTCGCAGTTGTACTTGTTGCGGCGGCAGTTACTTATTTTTCAGCGGGAACTTTGGGAAGTGTTGGAGCAGCTTTACTCGGGTCTGTTGCTGCCTTTGGGACAACACTAGCTTTAAATGCTCTTATTCCAGCTCCCGGCCTAGGACTAGGAGGAGTAGGAGATGCGGGAGATGCAGAAAAATCTCAAATGTACGTTGTAGGATCTCAATCAAATAGTATTAATAAATACGGTTCGGTTTCAAAAGGATATGGAACTCATAGAACTTTCCCTCCTGTTGTGGCCAATCCATATACGGATATTGAAGTTGATCAATCTACAAAAGAACTAGTGCAATTTTTTTATGCTATTTATGATTTCGGTCATGGGCCATTGGAAGTAAAAGATATAAAAATTGGGGAAACTCCGATTAGTGATTTCTCGGATTTCGAATACAATCTTGTAGACCTAAATAAACCCCTAACTTCGGAAGGCCCTTGGGATGACGAACTAGAAAATAATTTTAAATTATATAGGGGAGATGTTTCAGTAGAAGCTCTTGGAACTTTTATCAATAAAAACCAAGCTGACGGAGGAGCTGCTGAAGACTATCAAATTTCTAGAACTACAAAAAATAATCCAAATAATAAATCGGCAGAAATTAGTATCGCTTTTGTAAATCCATCAGGTCTAATAGCCTATGGGCCGGACGGAACTACTGCCCCAAGAAATATCGAAGTCAGAGTTGAGTTTAGAAAAGTGGGAGAAGTTGGGTGGAACTCATTTAACGATTTAGCAGTTGTAGAAAATTTTTATACTGCTGGAGGAAGTGAAGTACTTCTTCCAATACTCCTAGCTCCCTATGCCACAGCCGTTGGCCCTTTATTTGGCCCGAGTGAACACTATACAAGACTTCAATCTTACGACATGGGAATGGTTAGAACTTCTTATTTTGGTCTAGATGGCGGGGGACAGTCTGTTTATATTTCTGAAAATATTTATAGAACTAAAAGAATTTATGGAATCCCTCAGGGCTCTACCCGAGTAAAAATCCTTAGAGTAGACCCCGCAATTCTTTTAGAAAAATTTATCTCTTACGATGCTAAAATAATTGGAAGAGTTCAAAGCGTTACTATTATTGATGCTACTTACATGTGGGTAAACCTATATGCACCATTAGTGCAAGCTATTCAAATAGCTTCTTGGGTTCAACAGGATATCTACAGCGCCCCAAGATTTATTACTCCCCCAATATACCAAAAAACTACTTGGGTTTTAGATGGGACAGTAAACTCTCCTAACTACACTCCTCCTGCAAACGTAGTTAACGGAGTATTTACTATCTCTAGAGAAGAAACTGGACAGGTATATTCTTCTCTAAAATTTCGCCCAAGAGATTATGGCCAATTCGAAATTAGAGTAACAAGAGTTAGATCGTACTCAAACAAGACTCAAACTATTGTAGACGATTTAGTCGTTCAATCTCTTACTACAAGAATTGATTCCGAACCTATTCTTACAAAAAATAGACATACTTTTTTAGAATTAAAAATCCGTGCTACAAACCAATTAAACGGGGCCATTCAAAACCTATCAGGTGTCGTAACTTCCGTTTTAGATGTTTACGATGAGGGCGCTCAGACTTGGATAAAACAGCCAACTAATAACCCTGCTTGGATTTATTGTGATCTTTTAACTGGCCCAGTTAATAAAAAGAAATTAGATAAGAGCAGATTGCACTTACCTTCTATTTTAGAGTGGGCGGCATTTTGTGATGAAGTTCCAGTAGCTCCTCCAAATATGCTTTACATCTATCCAAGATTTCAGTGTAACTTTCTTTTGGATTACAACACGACACTGGCAGAAGTAATTAATAAAGTTACTAACTCATGTCAGGCATCGTTAAATATTGTAGATGGGAAATACGGAGTTCTTTTAGACATAAAAAAAGATATTCCGGTTCAAGTTTTTACACCGAGAAACTCTTCAGGATTTAATAGTACTAGAAACTATATTAATCCTCCAAACGGGTTAAAAATTTCTTTCATATCTCCGGTTGTGAATTGGGATACTACTGAAACAATAGTCTACGATGACGGGTTTGATGAAGTGACCGCAGAAACTTTTGAAGAGTTCGTTGCTTTCGGATGTACCAATGCAGAACAAGCTTGGAGATATGGAAGATACATGATCGCTCAAGGTAGACTGAGACAAGAGACAATATCACTCACAGTGGATTTTGAAAACTTGGTTTGTACTAGAGGGGATTACGTAAGAATATCTCAAGACGTAATGAAAGTGGGAGGAGTTCCTGCCAGAGTAAAGTCTACAAGTGGGAACATAGTAACTCTAGACGACTCACTAGTTATTGATAGCTCTCTGCCTTTGGGATATTTAGTTAGGGGTGTTGACGGGATTTTCTCGGACTCTTGTGTATTGTTAAGCGCTGACACAATTCAAGTAGCAGGAGATATACCTCTAAGAGGGGATTTAATAATTGTCGGAGAGATGGGCAAAGTCTGGTACGACTGTTTAGTAAAATCTATAAATCCTAATGATGATCAGTCTGCTCAAATTATTTTAGTAGAAAAGGCCGATGCTATTTATGATGCGGAATCTAGCGGAGCTCTTCCTGATTACGACCCTCAAATAACAGGATTAAGGGAAGTAGATGTAGCGCCAAATCCCGTAACGGATTTGACAGTAGCTAATCAATACTGGACTTGTGGGGCCAATGATTTTGTTTATTATATTCTAATTGATTGGGAAGTTCCCACTTCTACTGCATATGAATATTTCGAAGTTTATGCAGATAGCGGAAAAGGATATAACTTAGTTGGAGAGACAAAAGAGTCTGAGTTTCTCTATAATTTAAATTCTGATCGTGTAGACAACCTTCATAAATTTAAAGTTGTACCTGTGTCAGCATCGGGAAAAAAGAAAGAGTTAATCGAGGCAATAGAATTGGAAGTTGTTCCAGCGAAGAAGTTGGAGAGACCGGAAAATATTGCTAAACTTTCTACAAACATCACAGGAGAAGTTCTTCAATTAGATTGGGAACCTTCTAAAGACTGTATTAGAGAATACTTAATTCGCTATTCTACATCTCTCACTGGGACATGGGAGAGTTCTATCCCTCTCCTAAGAGTAGATAAGAACACTACCATGGCTTCTACTCAGGCCAGAACTGGAACTTACTTAATTAAAGCTGTAGATTTCTATGATAACGAATCAATGAATCCTACTGTGGCCATTACCACAATTCCTGAATTGTTTAATTTGAATTTCATTTCTATGACAAACGACTTTCCGGATGTTTTAGGGACTAAAGTCAGAACTGAAAAAGTTGGTGGAACTTTAGTTTTAAAGACAATCACTTCCGGAGGAGTAGACACTAACGAATATTATTCTGAAGGATATTATTATTACCAAGGATTTTTAGACCTTGGAGAAATTTATACTGTAAGACTTCAGTCTTTAATTCAGGCGGAGGGTTATACAATCGGCGATATTATGGCCAATTGGATTACACTTGCTGAAGTAGAAGCATTAAGTAGATCAAGATTTTCTGAGTGGGATGTTCAAACTGAGTATCGTTCTACAGAAAGATTTAACGTAATTGCTGACTGGCCTTCATTAGATGTTATTGACCCTCTTTCGGAAGGGTATCAAGAGTTATGGACAGACTGGAGAAAAATTACTGTTAACGATGCAACGGGAAGAATTTTTCAATTCAGATTAAAACTCATTTCAAATAAACCAAGTGTAACTCCTCGCGTATTCAACGGACAAATTAAGGCAGATATGCCAGACAGAGTTGAGAGTTATCCTAATATTCTTTCGGATGTAGACGGAGAGAGCACAATTATTTATAGCCCAGCTTTCAAAGGGCCATCCCCTTCTCCGAGTATCCAAATCTCGATGGAGAATGGACAAACGGGAGATTATTGGCAATTCTTAAATAAAGACTTAGACGGCTTTACAATAAAATTTTTCGACAAAGACGGAGTGCCAGTTCAGCGTAGATACGATGCGCAAATTAAAGGCTACGGTCGAAAAGCTTTATCGGTAATTTAATGGACGAAGAGTGAAGAACGTAATTTAATAAATACTATCGAGATAAGGAGATCTGAATGTCACAAGTAGTTTTTGATACAATCGACCCTACGAATACTAGCGGTACGGAGTTGGCCAATATTCTTAATAATTGGAAGAACGCGGCGCTGTCTGGTTACATTGGGGCAACAAGGCCCGATCAGGTTACTGCTGGAGGATCTTGGATTGATACATCTCTTCAGGTCTCTGACGGGAAATGGCGACTGAGACTTTATACAGGTACAGTTGAATTAACCTTGATGGAAATAAATCTAACTACAAACTCGGTTAGTTTCCCGGGTTCTGACAATTCTTTTGCCATCACTAGAGTTTCAGAAGACGCAGTAGGAGCAATGCTCCGCCTAGTAAAAAAGAGAGTAACTGCGACTCAGGTAAAAATGGGGGACACTCTAGGATCCGTTTCTTTTTATGGCTACACTGCCTCAAGTGTTGAAACTGAGTCAGCTAGGTTTAGAGCAGAAGCGAGACAAGATTTTACCTCGGGAGCTTTAGGAACGGATTTTATTTTCGAGACAACTAAGTCGGGAGAGAATACACCTACTGAGCATATGAGAATGACTAACGGTAAAATGACCGTTGGGCCTGCGGGAGTCACTCCTGTAGAAGTTCTAGAAGTCGCGGGAAGTATCGTTGCGAGAAGATCAGGTGCAGACGCTCTTCCTGCTAGAGTAATAACTTCTAAAAAAAGAACATCAGGAGGGGGACAATCTCTTCTTAACGATTATTTATCAGAATATTTAGCTAGAGGGTATGACGAAACTGGCGCTGAAGTAGATTTAATGAAGATGTCTGTGAGGGCCACTCAAGACATTACTACGACTGCTCATGGAACTCGCATTTCCTTTGAGAAAAAAGATACGGGCGGAATTGTTTATTTTGAAAAAATGGCAATCACAGACGAAGGAGTTGAGGCTTCCAATTTAACTCTTATTGGATCTTTAAGAAACTCTACGGCAATCGACGTAAGTACTGGCTCAGATATTGATCTTCCAAATCCACACAAAGGAATTATAGTTTTAACTTCAAATACTCTTGTGAGTATTAGAGGAATTACTCTCCCAATTGCGGGAGAAGAATTTAAAATTATCAATGCTACGGGAAATAATGTTGTTATTAAAAATAATGTTACCGCGGCCGGAACTCTTAAAATATTAAGTGGGTCTGGAGATGATTTAGATATGGCCGACGGCACTGTTATAACAGTTGTCAGAGATGGAAATTCCTCTGTGTATAGAATCATCGGAGGAACGGGAGGTTCTGGAGGCGGAAAGAAATTTAGCGGTACTTACGGCACTCCAACTTCTTTAACTACAGGCACAGTTCCTTTTAGCGGAAATCAAGATATTTTAGTTTCATTCGTAAAAGGCGCGAGTGCCGGAGCAACAGTAGTGTTAGCGGGATCTCCCATAATCACTGCTGGAAATAAAATAGGACAAGAACTTTGGTTAATTTTTACTTCTGCCACTGACTTAGTGGATATGAACACAGGTGGAAATATTTTAACGAAAGGCGAATTTTTATCAGACGAAGGATCAATAATTAAATTCATGTGGGTCGGTACTGCATGGTTAGAAATTGGGAGAGAATAATGAAATTTAGAATGCAATTTATTATACTGAGTTTTCTAGTCTTATCGACTAGTCTATTCGGTCAGTCTACGACAAAAAGTTTAAGCGGGGATAATTGGAAAAATCCCAACAGAACTAAGACATGGACTCCTCCGTCAATCACTGACGATATCGTCGGTGCTACAGATGCGAAGACTCTTACAAATAAAACAATCAACGGAGCAAATAATACTCTGTCGAATGTTCCTGTAAGTATTCAAGGACTGTCTGACGTAAGTCCTACTACGGCGACTACTATTGAAGTTCCTTACAACGGGGTAACGACTACTGCTACAGGGAAAGGTCTACTAGAAACTGGCGCTGCCAATTACCTTAAAGACCCAAGTGCAGAAGCTTTAACTACTCCTTGGAATATTTATTTCAACACTGCGGGAACTATTCCTATTAACGGAACGGGAACTACTGGGGGAACTCCTACGATTACTTTAAGTAATTCGAATACTCTTCCGCTAGCAGGAAAAAAATCTCTTCTATTAACGAAGCCAGCTTCCTCTACTCAGGGCCAAGGTATTTCTATTGATTTTACGATTGATAGAAAAGATGCGGGTAAAGTTGTTAGAGGGTTTTTCGAATACGAAATTGCCTCTGGAACATATGTTGACAACGACATGGCCGTTTGGATTTATTATGTAGACGGAGCTAATTCAAAATTAATTCAGCCCGCTCCATACCTAATTAAGAACTCTGGAATTGCTGAAAAATTTCCATTTGAATTTCAAACTCAAGGTGGAGCTTCTGTAGCTCTTACTTATAGATTAATTATCCACCAAGTAACGACTTCCACAAACGCCTATAGTTTAAGATTTGATAATTTCAAGCTCGGGGTTTACGAGAAAGCCTATGGAAGTGCGATTGTCGATAGGGGTTTATATACTCCGACATTCACAGGGGTTGGAACTCCCACTAGTGTCAACTTCAGACAATATCAAATAGGAAATACTCTCCGAATCGAATTTTCTTTTGGAGCGGGCACTGTCACGGGATCCGGCGCAAGTTTCACTCTACCTTCCGGATTAAGTGCCGACATAACTGCGGGAACACAGCTTGGGGTATATAGCTCTCAGGGATCAATACCCACTGGGGCCCTTCGTGTGGACTCTGCCACAAAAACTATAGTTCAATTTGGTGCTGCCAACTGGGCTGTAAATGCCACGGGAACTCAGATTGGTACAGGATCTACGGTAACAGGATTTATTGAAGTTCCTATTCAAGGCTGGTCGTCTTCTCAAGTGATGAGTTCAGATGCAGACACTAGAGTGGTAGCCGCTTCTTTTAATGCAAGTAAAGGATCTACGACAACTTTAGACCAAGTTACATTATCTCCAATAGACGATACCCATTCGGGTACTAGCGGAAATACTTATGTGGTTAAAGTTCCAGGAAGATATTTAATATCTTTTATCCCCGTCATTACATCCATCTCTGCTTCGGCAAACGATAGGTATTCTTATATTTATATAGATGGAGTATCTCAACTATCTACAGTCAATACTTCAGCCTATACAAATACTAATGCAGTATCAGGATATTTTAATTTAAGAGCTGGTCAGATTGTTTCATTTTATGTTCATTCCCAACTTACTGCGGGAAGTGCTTCAGGAAGAGCCACTATTGCCTTACTTCAAGGCCCCTCTCAAGTTATGGCTTCTGAGACAGTTGAAGCTACTTATTCTACAAACTCAGGGCAGTCAATTTCTAACAACTTAAATACTGTATTAGATTACAATATAAAAGAAACAGATACTCACAATTCCGTTACAACGGGAGCTGGGGCATGGAGTTTTAAAGCTCCCGTATCCGGGAAGTATTTAATTACGGCTATGGCTATGTTTAATACTAATGCGACTAACTCTAGATCCCTCTTCATATTAAAAAATGGGTCTAGTGTAGCAGAAGCCCGAACAGTATCCGTGCTGCAAGCAACTTTGTCGGCCACTATAGTAGTTCCTTTATTAGCAGGAGAAACTATAGTTCCTTTGATTTATCAAAATTCGGGTGGAGTTTTGTCTTTAGAATTTGGGGCATTTAGAAATAAAATATCAATTATACGCGTGGGGAATTACTAATGTTTAAAGTAACAGTAAAAAATAAGTTGTCTCAACAAATTACTAATCAGGGTCAGTTAGAAACTCAAGATGAAATAGATTCTTGGGTCTCTTCTCAAGAAGCGGTGCAAGCTTTCGGGAAACCGGAACATCAAGTAGTCGTCACCGAGGCCGTGTACGATGAAGAAACTGGCGATCTTTTAGAAGAAGCCGTGTATGAAACTATTCCAGCCGAGTACACTATCGAAGTCGAAGACATTACTGCCCAGCTAGAAACAGATAGTAGAATCATCGCCAGAGTATTAAAGGGAAATAATTCTCGTAATGCTTGTGTTGCCGTTATTAATTACATTTCTGGATACAATCAAGAAAGAGATTATACGCAAGAGCAAGTAGGAACTATGGTGCAAGAGTTTGGGCCAATTCTTTATACTTTAAATTTAGAAAATCGTGCTGATACTGCAAAAGAAATGGTTCAAAATATTGTTCCTGATGGAGATGTTGTGACAGAAGAAATGAAATCAGACATTCTGAAAATTTTCAATGATCACGGTATTCAGTAAATAAATGATTCGTTCAGCACTATTCATAACTTTTTTCTTGGTATCCCATGTTTGTATTTTTCGCAGGAATGAAAAATACAAACAGGGCCAAGAAAAATTCAAAGACGTAGAAAATTATATCAAGGAGAGATAAATGAGTTTGTGGGATTCCATTAAAAATTTTTTTAAGCACTTCACGTTCGGTTCTAAAAAAACAAAACCAGAAGTACCTGTTCAAGAACAACCTCCCGTAGTTGTCCCGCCAGTTGTTTCTCCAGAAATACCTAGCGAAGGAACTCTTCCCTTCAGACTGATTGGAAAAGATAAAATCCAAGGGATAGATGTTTACCACTATGACGGGATTAAATCTTTTCAAGAAATTGCTGAAGAGCAAGATTTCATTATTTTCAAAGTATCTGAAGGGGCCTCTCATGAAGATACCAAATATAAAGAATGGATCCCAAAAGCTAGAGCCGCTGGACTAATTGTAGGGTACTACCACTTTTTCAGAACTAACGTAGATCCAATTAAGCAAGCGCAAAGTTTTCTATCCAAGGTAAAACCTTTTTTAAAAGAGGGAGATTTGTGCGTTGTGTGTGATTACGAAACTGAAGATGACAAGGCCGACGGTTTTGATATTTTTGAGGTGGCATTGTTCTTGGAAACTGTTGAGAGTTCTTTAAATTGGATTCCATGGGTCTACTCGGGCCACATCCTAAAACAAGCTGGAAAGGAGTATACAGTGCCCAAAGAGATGGCAAGATACCCTCTATGGATCGCACATTATACAAATAAAAGCGCTCCTACGGTTCCAGCTCCATGGGCAAAAGAAACTTTGTGGCAATACACTGAAACAGCGATGCTAAAGGGCATGTCTAATCCGAAGGGAACTGACCACAATAGATTTAATGGAACTGGGAAAGACTTCGACGCACTAAGATACAGAAAATAAAGAATGTGACAAAATACTTAGCATATCTCATAATTGGAAAGTACTCTTTCAAGGATTGTGAGATATGTTTATGAAGTCCGTTGCTACAGTTTTTATTTCGGCTACCTTAGGATTTTTAAGCTATATCGCTTACGGGGTCATAGAAGCTAAGGCCCTATCCTCTAGAGTAGACACTGTCGAAATGCGTACTTTAAATCAGGGCAAAGAAATGTCTGATTTCAAATCTCTTATCAAAGAAGATATCGGATACATCAAAGGCCAGAACGAAACTATTATCAATCTTCTTCAAAGAAATACTCACACTACTTCTCCTTCTAATAACAATAGACAATAAGAATATTTTTTGGATACATTATACTGAACGTGAAAAGGATTCACTTACTAAATACAAGGAGAGTTACTATGAAGGATCTAGTTAAATTTGACAAAGAATTAGGGGCAGACGGAGCAAAAGTTGAAGGCGGTTTAGTTCTTAATGAAGGCTTTATTCAAGCTGAAGTTTCAATTAAATACCCAATGGCCAAAATTATTCAGCCAGCTACAGACGCTTTAGATAAATTAATCGACAAGCTAAAAGCAGCTATCCCGGGAGATTGGGACGATGCCATTCTTGAGAAAGCAAAAACAGAATACAAAGAAGAACTTCAAAAGTTTCTTTCTGGCGTATAGTTAATGGCGATCTCAGGAAAATATAATTATTCTGGAATCAAAAAACAAGGAGCAGCGGGGTTATCCGCTCTCCTTGCTTCTAATCCTTCAACAGCTTGGCTAATAAAAGTCCCCTTGATAAACACTCTTCTAGAATTTATTTCAAACTATCTGGCGAACAAAGGTCTAATCTTAATGAACCTCGGAGCCATTTACGTTAACGGAGTGGTAGATCAACATCTTTTAGATAGGGCAATGGAAGAGGGATTGAAAAGAGTAGAACAATCTGGCGGGACTTTAACACCAGAACAAATCAAGGAAATAGACGATGCCGTCATCAAAGCTGCTCGTAAAGCTCTGCCTTATGTTCGCGCTAAGTAGCTGCGCGAATATGGAAGTGGCCGACGTAAGACCCATGATCACTCTCCCAGCATCACAAAATTGCTGGGGTACAACTGTTTTAACTCTTAAAGAAGTTATTATCCCAAAGGCAGAGTGCGAAGAAATGAAAAAGAGGGGGATCTTCTTAACTCAAGAAGATTGGAAGAAACAAAAAGTATCTATCCTCAAAAATTGCCAATTAAATAAATGTAAACAAATTGTCGGAGTCTTTGACAGTCTATTTTTAATTTTAGATCAGGCGCTTCAAAAAGTACCATAAACTCAATCTCTTCAAATGGCCGTCATAACTCCTCCAGTGAAAAGCTATTGTATATTTTTGGATCTCCTCCATACTTAAAGTATAGATTTATATTTCAAGGATGAGAGATGGGAAAAGTCCATGAACTGAAAACTCCTAAATCGGGAGAACAAATATGGTTTTTGTGCGGGGATTGGCATTCCACCCATGTTCATAAAGCCTCCGTGGAAATCCTCTTCAAACATGCCGAAACTCTTCCCAAAGAACAAAGAAATTTAATCATCAATGGGGACTTCATAGATGCTGCCTACATGATGCCGAAGAACCCTGACTTCCAAAACTGGAAGGATAGAAAAGATGGGATAGATCTCTTCTTCCTTCCTGCCTTTGAAGAAGAAGTAGAGTGGGCCAACCAAATGTTAGATAGGATTCAAAAGACTTTCAACAAAGTAATATTCATAATGGGTAATCACGATAAACCTCGATTGGATGAGTTCATAGCTAAATATTGCCCTCACGAATATAAATATCATTTCGATCTTGAAAAGAAATTAAAGACATTGGAGAGAAAAATTCCCGTGATAGATTATAACGATTGGCTTGATTTCGGTCAGGTATCAATCACTCATGGAATGTATCACGGCCCTTCTTGCTATAAGAAACATTATTTAGCTGCTGGGAGTAGAAACGTAATATTTTCCCACATTCACTCTATAGGATCGGAGTCTTTCCCAGTTAGGGGAGAAACAAGAAGTGCATGGTCTCTTCCCGCGATGTGTGAATTAAATCCCCATTATATAAAAAATAGAGATGTTAATTGGGCCAACGGGTACGGGACAATTATTATGAGGCCTAATGGAAATTTTAATTTTTATGTTCATGCCGTAATAGATAATGAATTGTTGTTACCTAGTGGAATAAAAATAAAAGCAGAATAGTTCGAGGAGCTCCAGTGTTGAAAAAGAAAATAAAACCTCTGACAATTTTTGGCCAAGTAGTTCCAGTGTTCATAGTTCCCTTGGAAAAAGCAGGAGGATATTATTATCCCACAGAAAAGAAAATAGAAATTGATTCGTCCCTTCCGGATCAAGACTTTCCTAGAGCGCTACTTCATGAAATTTTTCATGCGACATTCGACAGAGTATCCTTCTCTCAGGCAATACCTTCAGAATTGGAGGAAGTCTTAGTTGATACTCTGTCAAAAGTTGTTGTGGAGAATTTTACTTTAAAACAAAAAACTATAGCAGGTACTCAAGCTCATCCTCCAAAGGAGAATCCTCTATGAATTTTTTCTTTCTAGTAGCTCTCATGCTGGCCACGTCGATGGCGGTCTTCTTATCATGGCAAAGATCACATATAGCTTGTAAATTTTCTTCGTCACAAAACATTCTTCTAACGTAGTCATCAAAATCCCCGTTGAAAGGCCCAACAGGATCTATGTGATCTACTTGTAAAAGATTTTTTCTTTGTTCAAATTCTTTATTACACACCTCACAATCTTTTACCCAAATTTCATGAGGAGATCCGTTCTTAAACGTACCGATACGCTTCAATCTTCTATTACGATTTAGAGCGTTGTTTCTACCGCTCCACGAAAGCGTACCCTGTCGCAGAATATTAAGAATGTGAAGTTCGGTTAATCTATCCATTTATTTATTTTATTTCTTTTCTTTGTGAAAATTCCTTCGTAGGTTTATTCTACATAATTCTTCAAGAGAAATAAATGAAAGAAATCAAACCCGAAGACGTATTATTTTTATTTTTACTATTTGTGGTTTTTACGTTTGCCGTTTTCTTTCCTTTCTGGAGATAATCAGGAGTGAGTTACTTGAAAAATTTTAATTTAAATCTAGTAAAGATATCTCTTCTTTTTATTCTCGGAGTTTTGGCATTAATTACTTTTGCTTCTGTTAATGCAGAAAAGCAAAGAACGATCAGGAGATGTATTTCCTCGTCTCAGGTGATTAATAAAGAACTATGTGAGAGATTAAAAAAGTAATAAGTATGAAGTATAAGTAGGAAGCCTATGTCAGAAAGAATTTGTTCTAAAGAATTTGCAGAGAGGGTAAATCCTTTCTCTAAGCAAGAATTGGTATCAATGGAATATGGGGAATTTATAAAAATTCCTGTCAGGATAAATCCCCTCAAAAGATTAATGTGTCAGACTTATTCCGACATGCTCCAAAGATGTAATAATCCTAAATGTGAAATGTACCCTTGGTACGGTGGAAAAGGTGTAGAAGTAGAGATCTCTAGATACGATTTTTATTATTGGTTTTTTAAAAGCTATAAAAAATTCTTTAAAAAGTACCCAAGTGAGACTCCTACGGTTAATAAGATAAAAAATAGCTCTAACTATAAACTTGGAAATATAGAACTACTAACTAGAAGAGAAAACTGTCTGGAACAAAACTCAAGAAATCCCAATCCCAATCCCGAGTCTAATAAGCTTAGGGAGAATGATGTAGTAGAAATTTTAACTAGTAACAAATCTGGAAGATATTTTTCTAAAAAATTTAAAGTATCCGATGTAGCGATTTCAAGAATTAGGTGTGGGAAGAATTGGGTTAAAATCTATGATCGCGTAAAAGGGATGAGATAATGCAATACGTTGACGCTGAATTTTTTAACACCTCAGAAGAGAAAGTAGTTCCCGTTTGCGCGGTAATTTATGACTCGGATACAAACACGGCCACAAAATTTTGGGAATTTGATTCTCCCGAAACTCAAGAAAGATTTAAAAAATATTGTGAAAAACATAAAGA